TTTCTTCTGCCACACCAATTGCGCTGCAAGTTTTACCAGTACCTAATTGATGGTACAAGAGCAAACTATTATAAGGAGTTTGAAAGGATAAGAAATTGCGGACAAATACTTGATTAGGAGAAAGTTCAAAATCGGCATTAGCTAATTCTTCTGCCCGTTTTTTGATATCATCATAAATCTTTCCATCGTATTTATTGTCTGCAAATTCAGCCTTTTCAGCGATTTTAACATTAAACAATGGGTCATTTAAATTTGGATATAAATATGGATCAGCTTCAGGTTCTTGAGCAAGTTCATTTCTCTCTAAAAATTCTTTTCTTAATAAAAATTTGTTACATTCATTATCAGGATTATAAAGATTCATCATAGACTGACAATTATTAATTTCAAGCTGTTCTTTTACAAGATTTGCATCAGTTTTTTCATCTACAATAATTATTTTTTTCTTTTGAATTGTTGATTTTAACATACTATATTATACTTATATTATAGTATGATTTATTTATTAGGAATAAAATCTATATTCTTTCAAAATCTTATCAACATTAATGATTAATTGTTTCTTCTCTAAATGATATGGTCTAATTGCCTCTAAACATTCATCAATGGTTTTCCATTCTAGTTTACTAACTTCAGTTTTTTGGAAATTATTTAACGAATCAATTGTTTCATTCATATATCCCAAAAAATACTTGTGTTTATAAGATTTATGATTTGAACCAATAAATATTTCTTCAAATGGCAATAAATTATCAATTAGAGTAATATCTTTTTTAGAATATCCAGTTTCTTCTTCAAACTCGCGAACTGCACATTCAACATCCTTTTCTTGAAAATTGCGACGCCCCTTCGGAAATTCCCATTCAGTTTCAGACCATTGTGTTGTACTATTTTTAACAATATCTTCTAATGTGATTTTATCACCATTTACATAAACACCATTTTTAATAATATCAAATTTTTTTGAAGAAGTGGATTCTTCATTACGATATTGAATATTATTATTCTCACCCCATAACTGCTTCCATAAATTATCAAAAGGTTGATTTAATATATTATCTTTTTCTTGAAGAGACATTTCATCAACACATTTTTGCAATTGTGAAGTATTATGACATAAATACTTACCTCTTATAAAATCAATAAGTCCGAAACTATCTTTACGACGAATCATCAAAAATTGAGGCCCTTTACTACTTGATCTAAATAATATAATACCATAACTGGTAATAGGCAATTTACATTGATGAAATAAATGTCCGATTTTACCACAATTATTACACATATTATTATTTTTGTTCATTAATTAATTATAGTAGAATATGTTTAAACCTTTGAGTTTTAATATTAATTTATTCTAATGGTATTAGATTCAAATATTTGGGGTCCACATTATTGGTTTTTTTTGCACACTGTAGCAATGTCGTATCCTCATCGTCCAAATACAATAACAAAGAAAAAATATTACGACTTCGTTCAAAATATACCAATGTTTATTCCGATAGAAAGCATGGCAACTAATTTTAGTAAACTATTAGATAATTATCCAGTATCTCCATACTTAGATTCAAGAGATGCATTTATTCGTTGGATGCATTTTATACATAATAAAATAAACGAAAAACTGGAAAAACCGAAAATTAGTTTAGAAAAGTTTTATGCTGATTATTATGAAGCTTACAAACCAAAAGATGTAAAAATGTATGAGTATTATAAGATTCGGTCAAAATTGATTTACTTATTTATTATTTTATCTATTATTTTTGGTATTTATTACTTTTACAATAAATAATCTAATTATAGTATAGTATGAAAACAAGAAAAAATAATAAAAAAATAAATGGAGGTCGTGTAATAGAATCCGGGGGTTTTGGTTGTATATTTAAACCTGCATTAAAATGTAAAGGGAAAGATAGATACAGAGACATACAAAAAAATACTAGTGGTATTAGCAAACTTATGTCCAGTAAAAATGCAAAAACAGAATATGATGATATTGTCAAGTTTTTACCTTATTTACAGAAAATTCATAATTACGACAAATATTTTTTAGTATATGATGTGACTATTTGTAAACCAGATAAATTTGATGATTCTGATCTTGAAGATTTTGACGATAAGTGTAAATCATTAACAAATAGAAAAATAAAGATGGGGAACATCAATGAAAGTAGAATTTTAAGAAAGCTGTCTTCGGTCAATATGCCTTATGGTGGGGTAGATGTTGGTAAATTTATTGAAAAATCAAAAATATCTGGTAAATTGGATTTTGCAAGAATGATTGAGTTAAACAACAAATTGATTGATCTTTTAAAGAATGGAGTTATTCCAATGAATAGTAATCAACATATTTATCATTGTGATATGAAAGATTCAAATATTGTTGTTGATAGTGAAATGAATACCAGATTAATAGATTGGGGTCTATCTTGTAAATATGATGGAGGATCAGTTATTCCATCCATTTTGTTAAGACGACCATTTCAATATAATGTACCATTTTCAAATATATTGTTTAATGAGATGTTTGAATCTTTATATAATAAATTTTTAGCTGAAAAAAAGGCACCATCATATTTTGAGACACGTGAGTTTGTAATTGACTATATGTTCAAATGGATTGACGAAAGAGGACCTGGTCATTTAAAGTCAATGAACTCCATTATAAAAACCTTATTTGAAAATGATATTGATGGGGTTGATGAAGATTTTAAAGATCAATTAATAGAATTTAACTATACATTTCACTTTATTTTTGAATATATCACCAAAATATTAATGAAATTTACAAAAAATGGTAAATTTGATAAAATGAGTTATTTTAAAATATTTTTAAAGAATATTGATATCTGGGGATTTACAGTATCTTATATTTCTATGTTTGAAATAATTCATGATAGTCATAGAATAAGTGAAATTGAATTAGAAATAATAAAAAAGATTAAGGATGCAATTCTACTTTTATATGAATCTTCTGATGTTGAAATAGATATTACAAAATTAATAAATATTCTTGAAGGTTTAAATCCTATTTTTATTAAAGCAATAAAACTATATCATCAAGAATCAAATAAATCATTTGTAAAAAGTGATTCAATTAAATTACTTGATACTTCTAGTTCTACTTCTACTTCTAGTTCTACTTCTACTTCTAGTTCTACTTCTAGTTCTACTTCTAGTTCTACTTCTGTTCCCATCTTTTCAACCAAATCTTTAAGAGATAAATCCAGTTCAAGAGAGAAAACTATGAATACTGAAGCCAAAGATAAAGATAAAGCCAAGGATAAAGATAAAGCCAAGGATAAAGATAAAGATAAAGCCAAAGGATTATCAAAAAAAACGCGCAAATTAAAGAGATATTCTTTTATTCATTCTTTATATAGAAAACGCGGAGCTAAATAGATTTTATATTCAATAATATATAATGAAACTAGAATTACTTATTATTGGGGTTACTGGATTTTTAATATATAATTCTTATCACGGTGGAAAATATACTAAGATGTATAGTCATTATAAGAAATACATTCAAATGGCATTTTTTGGAATAGTTGGATTATCATTATACTTATTAATAAAAAGAAGTCCAGAAAAATGCAAATCTTTGCTTTTACACGCGAACAATATGGTAAAATATATGCCAATAGATAAATCATCTTTAGATATGCTTACTCCAATTATAGATTTTACAGGATCTGGATCACAAGATGGAGGAAGTTTTATGCAAGGATTCAACCAAAATTCTTGTTCTACTCCAAACCCAAATCCAAATCCCAACTATGAAAAAAGACTGCTTACTTCAGGAACAAAAAGCACTAAACGTTCTGTAAGTGAGACTAAGAAAAAATATGTGGCTTCAATGCAAAACTGGAAATGTGGACATTGTCAAAAACAACTCACAGCTTGGTTTGAGGTAGATCATAAAATGCGTCTTGAATATGGTGGAACAAATCAGGTTGAGAATTTAGTTGCATTATGTAGGGAATGTCATGGAGAGAAAACCGCATTTGAAAATATGTAAATATTTTAAGGGATTGTTTCAAAAGAATATTGTATAACATTATATTATGGATGCACAGTCTTCAACAAATTCTAATGTAAATGATATGATAACATATGTTACTACAACAATCATATCAGTAATATTATTGATAATAATAAATGTATTAATTTATACAAAATTTAGTAGTCGTCCACTTAGTGCGACCGAAAGTTTAGTATTAAAAATAATAATACCGTTAATTTCATTAGTTTTTATTATTGCAGCTTTTGTATTGAAAAACAAATTTGGTGATCAGATTTCCAAATATATTTCTTCATTTGAAAATTTTAAAAACACTATTTTTTTAATATTATATATAATATTTTTGGTATTTTTATTCACAAGTTTATCAACAGAATATACAAATGATTATGCATATATTATTTTACCAATTGTAATAAGTCTAGGACTAGGATTGCTTTATATTTCATTTTCAAATATAACAAAATCAAATCAACAAGGGCAACAAGGGCAACAAGGGCAACAAGGACAACAAGGGCAACAAAATAATGTATTTGATATAAATTTTGCAAGATTGAATTATCCATTAATTTTCCTAATGTTTACAATATTTATAATTATATTATTTGTTACTAATCCAGGAGGATATATTGGTAATTTTGCCTGGTTAGGAACTTTAATAACTACAGTATTAATGATAATTAGCTTGATTTATTTATCAAATGTAATGAGAACAAAAAAATCTGGAGAAAAAGTTCCAGAAAACCCATCATTGGTTATTTTTGGTTATTTAAATATTTTTACATTAGCAAGTTTTATATTGTTTGTTATTGCATCGTGTAGTATTATTCCTGGAATTTTTACAAAAGATGTAATGGGTGAAAAAAATATGAAAAACTCCGGGATTTTTATTTTGTTAATTCTATTCTTCACATTCTGGATAATCTCATTTATCAAAAGTCTTTTCCTAAAAGTGGATACTAAACCAGACCTAATTAAAGATATAAAAGATTCATTGGAAATTTACAATAGTATCTTAAAAATGGTATTAGTTATTCTTCTTGGACTTACTGCATTCGCAACAATTATGTATTGGTTTGTTTCATTTTATCAAAATATTATGTCAACATCAACAGTTGGAAATGCAATATTATATTTTATTATTTTTGTAATAGTGTCATATTTGGTTTACAAATTAGTTGTTCAGACGGCGGTTTATAAGGAAAGCCCTCTTTTTCAATTAGTTTTTAATTCAATTTACTATGTTCCTTGTTTGATTGTTGCACTTTTTGATAGAATTATGAAGAATGTTCCAAAATCTAAAGTAGGCTCAAGTGTTGCATCTGGTATTGCATCTGGTGTCGCATCCGGAATTTCATCTATAAAGAAAAGTGCAGCTGAACCAACTCCATTTGCTTATTATATTGTATTGATTATTAGTATATTACTTTTTGTAATCTATTTTACATTACCATATTTGAAGAAAAGATTCTCTCAACAAGGTGGTGTTTTATTAATAAATCGTCCAATTGATATAAGATATGTAACTAGTATAGCATCATATGAGCAATTAAATGATAGTAATAACACATTCAAATATCAGTATGCACTTTCTTTCTGGGTTTACATAGATAGTGCAAGTCTTAGTACGAATAAATCATATGAAACATATGCAACAATATTAGATTATGGAGGAAAACCAAATGTTTCATACAATGCTTCCTTGAATACTTTAAGAATAACAATGACTATAAATGAAAATGATCAATCACAAGGTGAAGGAGAGAGAGAAATTACAAATAAATTTGCAAAGAGAGACCTTGATAGTGATGGTAACATTATTATATAT